GGCAATGGTCTCGAATTGCCCGTCACTTGTCATGTCCACCTTGACCAAAAGGTCCTTACCAGCTTGAACAGCCATTTCACGTCTCCTGCTTGATCCCGAAAATTCTCGTCTCAGTCGTCCTGCACCCGCGCGGCAAAGCGCAGGTCGATCTGGCGCGCCGCACCGCTGTCGATGCGCGCGGCACGCGCCCGCTCGAACCGCAGTGACACCAGCCGCCCCCGGCTCAGGGTCAGATTCGCGTCATGCAACACATCGCTGATCGCCGATCCCGCCTGCTTGGCGCTGGCAAACCCAGGTTGCGTCGTGATCACCGACACCGTGAACCGATGCAGCGCACCCGCCCCGGTCCCGTCGGAGGCATCTCTCGCTGTCTCACTGCCCAGCCGCACATAGATCGCAGGCAGGTTGCCCGATGGCACCGCGTCATAGATCGCCGTCCCCACGATGGCCCCCAGTGCCGCATCATTGCCAAGCGCCTCGAATACCGCCGCCTGCAACGGCGCTGACCCCGCAAAACTCATGCCACCTGCTCCTCTTGCGCATGACAGATCAGGTAACGCCCATCCGGGTCGCGCTCCGTCACTGCCGTGATCTTGAAAACCCGCTGCCCGTCGCGCAGCCGCTGTTGCGGGCGTGGCCGTTCCGGGCTGCCAAAGGGCGCGCCCCGCACAACAATCCGGAACCCCGCGCGGCTGACAAAAGCCCCGGCGGCCCGTGTCTCCCGCCCGGTCCGCGCCGTGAGCTCCGCCCAAAGCGTGCCCAGCGGCAACCAGCCCTCGACAAAGCCCCCGGCACCGTCCGGCAATTGCTCCGGCGTCTCCAGCACCATCGCATGGTTCAGGCGCGGCACATTCATGCCCCCAGCCCCATGCGCACTGCGCGATAGCGCTCGATCAGGCTGCTGACCCCAAAGGGCATGCAGCCACCGCTCAGCCCGGTGTCATTGCGGTATTCATAGTAATGCGCCGCCAGCATCAGCACCGCCTGCCGCAGATCAGAGGGCACCCCCTCCCACTCCGCTGCAAACCCGGCCTCAAAGACGATCTTCACACTGCCCTGCCCAGGCACCCGTGGCAGCACCGATCCCGCCGGCCGCAGCCGCGGTGCCTGCATGTCCCGCTCCAGCCAATAGCCGGTCGCCGGCACTTCGGTCTCCGCGCCGCTCTGCGCCACCAATATGACCTGGCTGACCGCCTGCACCGGGGCCAGCGGCAGCTCCTGACCACTGGCATCACGCCACGCTGACAGCTCCAGGCTGAACGCGCGCCGCAATATCGCCTTGCCGGTGCGCGCCTCGATCGCGGCCGCGGCAGCCCGCAGGAACGACACGAGCACCGCGTCCTGTACATCCTCCAGACCAAAGCCGCTGGCCAACCGCAGATGTGCCTTGAACGCATCCACGGGCAAGGCATTGTCCGGGGCGGGTGTTACTTCGATCAACATCATGGATCATCTCCAAAAATCGCCCCCTCGGGCGGTGGTCGTCATCATTCCGGGCGCGCACCCACCCGCACCGCTCGGTCAGAGGGGAGCAGCTAGGCGATGCGAAGATATCTTCAGGCGCGCACCCGAGCCGAGGTCAGGTCTCCCCGGCCCCGGCATCCGTCACGGGCTGTTAGGCCGTGCCGAATTTCAGCAGCTTGATCGCGGCAAAATCGCTCACATCGCCGCCCACACGCTTGGTGGCGTAGAACAGCACATGCGGCTTGGCGCTGAAGGGATCGCGCAGTATGCGCAGATCGGGGCGCTCCGCCACCGTGTAGCCGGCCGCAAAATCGCCAAAGGCGATGGAGATGGAATCCGACCCCGGATCGGGCATGTCCTCTGCCACCAGCACCGGATAGCCCATCAGCTGCGCAGGCTCGCCCGCCGCCAGACCATCAGACCACAGGAACCGGCCATCCGCGTCCTTCAGCTTGCGCACCAGCGCCGTGGTCTTGGAATTCATCACGAAGGACCCGTTGGCGCGGTACTGCGCCCCCAGCGCATAGACCAACTCGATGATCGCATCGGCGGTCACGCTGCCATCCACGCCGCTTGGCACATAGCCAAGGTTGCCCCAGGACCACAGATCATTGTCGACAGTGGCATGGGTCAGGAACCCCCTGGGCTTGTCCACGCCGTCCCCGTTGATGAAGGCCTGCGCTTCGGCCCGCGCGAACTTGTTGGCAATGCGCCCGGCCAGCCAGCCCTCGATGTCAAAGGCACTGTCATCCAGCAGCCGCTGTGACGCCTTGGGCAGGGCCGACAGCTCATGCAGCGGGATGGTGATCCGGTCGATCTGCGGCGTGTCGGTCTCCGCCTGCGGCCCCGCCTCTGTGGCCCAGCCCGCGCCCACGTCGGTATGATCCACCAGCACATCGAAAGAAGTCGCCTCGACCCGGACGACACTGGCAATCGCGCGGATCGACGCTGTTGCGTTCAGCACCGATTGCACGGTCTCCGAGGTCTGCGGATCGACCAGATAGCCGCCATCCGAATTGACAGCCGTGGACAGCGATTTGCCCTCCAGCTCCAGCCCGCGCAGCCCATCGTCATCGCCATTGCGCAGATAGGCGTTGAAAGCCTTCTGATGCGGCGCAGCCGCCTCCACGCCACCGGCCAGCGGGGTCCGTACAGTCATCTTGCGGTCCAACATTGTCACTCGCTCTTCTGTTTGTTGAAGTTTCATCTCAATTTCGCCCCGGAAGCCCTTGAAGTCGGTGACAAAACCCGTCACCGCCTGGCGAACCTCCTCCGCCGGAGACAGCTCTGTGCCCCCCGTTTCGGTCTTGCTCATCAATTGTCCTCACTTGGTTCAGCCGCGGGAGGTCCCGCGCGCCAGTTCAGCGCGCGCCCCGTCAAAGGCCGCCGCCATCTCCCGCAGCACGTCACCCAGGGGCGCACTGTCCCCCTTGGCGCCGACCCGCGCACTGGGCAGCATCGGGAAGGTCACCAGGGACACCTCCCAAAGCTCCAGTTCCGACAAGAGCCGCTGGCCCTTCGTGTTCTTGCTCGCCCGCAGCGTGCGATAGCCGATCGACAACCCGTCAATCGCCCCCGCCACGATCAGCGCCGCCGCCTCGCGGCCCTTCGCCACGCTCGACAGGATGCGCCCCCTGACCCAGAGGCCCCGCGCATCTTCGCGGACCTCGTCCCAGACCCCGATGGGCTGGGCCGGATCATGCTGCCACAGCATCTTGATGCTGCGCCCCGCCACCGCGACCGCCTTCAGACTGGCGGCATAGGCCCCGGCCTCCACCACGTCACCGCCCTGATCGGCATCGCCGAACAGGCTGGCATAGCCGCTGATCTCGGTGCCGCCCTCGACCTCGATGGCCTGCCCGAAGCGGGCAAACTTGCGCTCCAGCCCCGGCAGCCCGCCGGACATATCTTTCCCGTTCCCCGGAACCGCCCCGAGGTCGCCTTGATCATGATCCATGACAACTCCTGTGAATTTCAGATGTTCAGGGGGTTACCGCCAGGAACGACTGCACCGCCTGCGCCAGTATCACCGCAACCACCCCATAGACGGTCAGCCACAATCTTCGTTCCATCCGCGCCATCACCCCCTCAAGCTGATCCAGCCGGCGCATCAGGTTCTCCCGATGGATTCGGCTGACTTCCTCATGGGCCTGCAACCGCAACCCCGGCGCGCAATCGAACCGCTCGAACCCCGGCTCATGCATCGTCAGCTACCGCAGGCAGCCCCAGCAGGCTGCGCTTTTCCGCCTGGCTCAGGAAATCCGCCTGCGCCACCCGCGCCCATTGCGCGTCACGCTCTCCGGCCAGCGCGGGCACCTGGTCCAGATCGGGCTTCAGCTCCAGCACCTCGCCGCTGAACCCGGCCATCCAACCCGCCAGCGCCGCCGTGACCCGCGTGGCCAGCGGCAGCACCGTCAGGCGATAGAACGCCCGGTGCGCCTCCTGGTAATTGGCATAGGTCGCATCCCCCTGGATGCCCAGCAGCATCGGCGGCACCCCATAGGCCAGTGCAATCTCCCGCGCGGCGGCCTCCTTGGTCTTCTGGAACTCCATGTCGCTGGGCGAGAACCCCATCGGCTTCCAGTCCAGCCCGCCTTCCAGCAGCATCGGACGCCCCGCATTGCGCGCGCCCTGATGATGGCTCTCCATCTCGCTCACCAGCCGCTCGTACTGATCCTCGCTCAGCTTGCCCTGCCCCTCGATCCCCTTGTAGACGATGGCCCCCGAGGGGCGCGCCGCATTGTCCAGCAGCGCCTTGGACCAGCGCGAGGCCGCGTTATGCACATCCATCGCCATCGCGGCGGCCTGCAACGGGGCAAAGCCGTAATGATCGTCCTGCGGATGGAAGTTCCGGATATGACAGATGGGCCTTGCCCCTTCCGCCACCTCGAACCGGTGCCTGGCCCCGCCAACGGCATATTCATAGGCCACCGGCCAGCCATCGGCCCCCGGCACCACCGACATCCGGTCAGAGCGCAAGACATGCAGCTCCACCGGCAGGCCCCCGGCACCGCCCACCGCCTCGACATAGCCATTGCCGCTCAGCAGCAGCTGCGCATAAAGCGCCTCCAGCAGCTCCGCCCGGCCCTGCGCCCCGTTGGGCCGCGCCAGAAGCGCCGCCAGCGGATGCGCCTCATAGCGCCGCTCGGCATCCTGCACCACCAGCGGCAAGGCCGCCGCCGCCTCCGCAATCAGCTTGACGGAGCGGAACCCGACCGGGTTGGCACAGAACCCGGTGCGCGTCAGGCTCACCGTGTCGCGCGGGCTCCAGGCCACGCGGCCAGAGGTCTGATAGGCCACCACCGGCCCGGTCGCCGAAGCCTTCTGCTCCGGCACGCCCGCCGCCGCCGTGCCGCGCCGCAGAAAATCAAACACCATACCGTCGCTCCTCATGTCTCTTGCTGCCGGAAGCCGTCTCATCCGACGCAGGAACACTTTGCCTCAAACTGATTAAGGTCCCGAAACCCCACCGCCCGGTGGGGTGCGCAACACCCGATTCTTCCTGCCGGAGATACGCAATCATCCGGCCGCTACAGGCTCCGCACACCGGGTGACCGCCACTTCGCCGCAGGCTCGATCATCAGCTCATGCAGCGCCCAGACCAGCGCATCGACCCGGTCGGGCGAACCGCCACCCTCGAACCCCTGCGCGGTCATCCGGCACATCTGGTCCTCCAGCCTGTCCAACCCCCTGACATGGCGCACCCGGCCCTGCTCATAAAGCGCTGCAACCGGCTCTGCCCGTGCCACCTTGCCCCGGCTCGCATGTACCGATTTGAGCGGCACCAGCGGGTCGACCCCGCGCAGCACCTCGCCCACCATCTGACCGCCCTGGTTGACCTCCGCCACCAGCCGGTCCGCGCCAAAGCGTTCCATCGCGGTAATCGCCGCGCGTGCCCAGCCCGTGGGCGTCGCCCCCTGCACCGTCGCATCCGCCAGGACATAGGCCCGCCAGTCCTGCACCGGCCCGCGCGTCTGCGCGCCCACCACCACGATCCCGCATTCGTCCGAAGCACTGCCCGATGTCGTCGCCGGGTCCAGCCCCACGACAATCCGGTCCAGTTCCGGCAGCCGCGCCACCTGCGCCGCCTCCAGCATCGCGGTTGTCCACAACGCCCCCTCAGGCTCCGCCAGCAGAACGCCCTCCAGCTCCTGCCGCCCCATGCGCGTGCCCGCATAGCGCGCCATCACCTCGTCAAGGAAGGACTGCGCCAGATGCGCGGCATTGGCCTGCGTCGGCGCATGGGTCGTCACCGTCGAGGGCGAGGCCAGCAGCGCCTTCAACACCCCCACATTACGCGGCGTGGTGGTGACACAGACCCGCGGGTCCTCGCCCAGCCGCAGCGCAAACTGCAACTGGTCCCAGGTCGCCTGCGCCTTCTTCCACTTGGCCAGCTCATCCACCCAGGCCGCATCGAACTGCGGCCCCCGCAAACCTTCGGGGTCATGCGCCGTATGCACACAGGCCTCGGCCCCGTTGGGCCAGACCAGCCGCTTGCGGCCGGCCTCCCACACCGGCCTGCGGTCCTCGGGCGAACAGGCCAGGATGCCGCTGTCGCCAAAGATCATGACCTCGCGCACCTGCTCGATGGTCTCGCCCACCAGCGCCACCCGGCGGCATTGCCCCGGGTCCAGCGGCATCGGCCCCTCCACCATCGAACGGACCCATTCGGCACCGGCACGGGTCTTGCC